AGCTCTTGGGTTTATACGGCCGTGAGCGGGTTGGCGGAGGGCATCTCGCAAATCCCGTTTCGCTTTTCGCGCAAGGATCAAATCCCGATCGGCGCGCCGGGCCGGGTTTATCGCGGGCTGTCCAGCAACTGGTGTCGGCGCGCGCGCCAGGCGGCCGTTGATTCCGGCCCGGTCGTCGCGCTCTTCAATCGCCCTCACGAGTATATCGACCGCGATCTATTCTGGCAGTATCTGGTGGTTTGGGAGGCGTTGCGCGGGGAATTCTTCATCATCCCGCTGGATGCCAGCGACGGCGCCGTGCGGCTGGATCAGCGCGCGCCAAAAATCGCCAAGCTGCTCGTGCTCTCCCCGGACTTTTTCTGGCATCGCGTCGTGGGTTTCAAACTTGAGGCCTGGCGTTATACCGGCTCGCCGCTGATGTCCCCGTTGGCCTCGCAATATTTTTTGCCGGAGGAACTCGTCCACAAGATGCGGCCCAACCCATATTTGTTTTGGCGCGGGCTCTCGCCCCTCACCGCCGCCTTGTTGCCCGCGCAGAGTGATTACGCCGCCAGCCAATTCATGAAAGGGCTGATGCTGAATAACGCGGACACCGGCCTGATCGCCACCAGCGATCAATGGCTCAGCCAAGAGCAACGCGAGCAGGTGTTGGCTGCGCTGCGCGAGCGCAAGCGCATGGCCGGCACCGCGGACCGGCCGATCATCATGGGCGGCGGACTCAAGCTGGAGAAACCGCAGATTTCATCCGCCGACGGCCAATTCCTGGAACACCGCAAGCTCAACCGGCTGGAGATTGGCGCGATTTTCAAAGTGCCCGCGACGATGATGGGATTCACCGAGGACGCCAACCGCGCCATTGCCGAGCAGGAACGTCTCACCTTCATTGAGAACACACTGGCGGCCATTTGCAAACGCCTTGAAGTCGCGGTGCAACCGATCATCCGCGCGATGGATCCCGGGTTGGAAGGATGGTTCGACATCGACTCGTTGCCGATCATGCAGCTCGCGCGCCGGGACCGGATGGACGCGGCAAGCAAAGCGTGGGGCATGGGCGTTTCGGCCAACGAGATTAACAAGGTCTATGACCTCGGTTTTGCCGACGCGCCAGAGCGCGCTGTCGGATATTTGCCGTTCAGCGTCCAGCCGATCACGAATCCGCCCGCGCCGCCAGTGGCGGATAATCCCGCCGCCAAAGCATTGCGGCTCCTTCATCCCTCGAAGATCAAACCGCCGGAAACGAGGAAGCCCCCCGGACCGAAGGCTAACGGCAAAAAGAAAATTACATTTCATCGAGACGGGCGCGGCGTCATCATCGCCGCGGAAATTTCGGAGGCTTCAACGGAGACTGCTCCATTTTACCCGCTCGACGCCGGAGACCTCGCTCAATACGCGAAACGCGCCAGACCTGCGTTAAACGGAGATTCCGGGCGCCGCAAACAGATTCGGCCCTCATGAGCTTTGCCCCTTCATCGAACTTGAGTTTGCGCGCTGCCCTTCCCCAAACGGCCGTGCGGAACCAAACTATGAAGGGGCTGTCCGCTTCCAAAACGCCTCCGCGGGCCGCCGCAGCTCGGCGTTCCACGCGGGGAGGCGCATCTATGAGCAAGAGTGGCCCAAACGCCTCGGGCCAGCCTTTGCGCGCGAGGATTAGGGCTTGCCTGGAGGCGCCTGCTCCCCCGCTGCCGAAAATTTTCGGGACTCTCATCGAGGAGCAGATGCGCTTTAACCGGATGAAGGCAGAGGAAGCAAAACAGCGCCTTGAACTGGAGCAGGGCCTCAAGGCCCTGGAGCTATTGGCCAAAGAGAAAAAATGGGGCGAGCGAAAACTGGCCAAAACAGCCGGATTGAGCAGGACCACGTGGTTTCGCCTTCGGCATGGCCAAATACCACTCCCCAACGCCATTCAGCGCCTTCGGACAGCTCTCACAACGTTGAACATCAACCCAACGGCCGATTATGCAATTTGACCTCAACCGAGAGTTTGGCGATCGGCTCGTGCCCCTCCAGGGCGGCAGCTCGGGGATCCGGGCTGGCCTGCACGTCGAAACGCGGGAACCGAGAGAAGCATCTGCCGATGCACCCATTCTGGATTTCATCGCCAGTGATGAGACGGTGGACCGCTACAACGAAGTGATCCGGCTGGACGGCTGGCAGCTCGACAACTTTCGCCGCAACCCGGTCATCATGGACTCACACGATTATTCGAGCATCGGGAAAATCCTCGGCAACTCCCCGCTGATCGACGTACGCGAAGGGAAGCTGATCAACCGCGTTCGCTTCGCAGTGGAAAATCCGCTCGGCAACCTGGCGTATAAAATGGCAAAGGGCGGCTTCATCAAATCGGAGTCGGTAGGCTTCATCCCGTTGGCCTGGCAGACTGGAAAGAACGCGGATGAACCGGACCGCACCTATACGAAACAGGAGCTGATCGAGATTTCCCTGGTGGCAGTGCCGGCCAATCCCGGCGCGACCATCGGGGCCGCGCTTAAGTCGGGCGCGCTGCTGAAAAGCGATGTCCGTGAACTTTCGCAATTTCTGAAATCCTTTTGTGACGATTCGGCAGACCGCATTGCCTATGCCAGCGCCCCAGGCTCTGCGGTCAATGGGGCGCGTTTATTGCAGTACGCGCGCGCCGCCGCCAAAGCGGTGAGACGCGCTTAACCTCAGCCGCCGGCGGCGGGCGTCTCGCCGCGCCTGCCGCCGGCTAGAAAGAAAAATTATGCAAACGATGATTCCGAACCAGTCGGCCACACGCCGACTTCAACTGTCAGACGAAAGCGCCCGTCAACTCGCGGCGATTGTGATCGTCGCCGCGCTGGAAATCGGCGCGTGCAAAGACTGGGCCGACAAGAGGCGTGAGGCTGCGCTCAAACGCTTCACGTCGCTGCTGCCATTCGAGGTGCGGACTCCTTTGCCTCTGGATAGAATGGCTACGATCAGTGGGCGAGCACCGTTGACTTCGACCGAAGTTCCATTGCCCGCGACTCTCGCTACAGAGGTGTCCGAATTGATCTGGAACTACGGCCAGGCGCGGCGCCTGGCCACGATTTATCCGCTGGCCAAGGGCGTGAATCTGCTTCCAAGGTTAACAACCCCCGCCGAATTTGGTTTCGTAGGTGCAAGCGTGAACCTCCCGGAGATGAAACCGGCTTTCGACACGGTGAGTCTCGAGGCGCAGAAGGCAGCCGGCATTATTCGCGTGCCTGAAGAGCTGGCCGAGGACCAGCCGGAGTTGTTTGGCAACTATCTTGGAAATCATATCGCGCGACATCTCGCGAAGTTCGAGGACAAGGTGATGTTCCTGGCGGACGGAACGGGCACTTACAACACGCGGAAGGGCGTGACCAAATTTGCAATTGACAGTGGTTGGTTGCAGCAGCTTGCGGCGGGGGCAACGTCGCCACAGGACATCACCCTGGCGGACGTGCGGAATTTGCGGGCCAAGGTTGATCCCGAAGTGCTCGCCGATTCGGCGTATTTTTGCAACATGACGATGGAGCAGCGTTTCGTCCTCTTCAACAGCTCAGCGGTTCAAACTCCCTACGTGGCCAGCACTTCACCCCCAAGGCTCGACGGCTTCCCTGTCATTTGGGTCGGCGTCATGCCGCTGTTCGATGCTGCGGCGCATCCCGGCCAGGCGCAAATTGCCTTTGGCGACATGAGCTATTGGCGCTTGGGCCTTCGCCAGGATATGACGGTTCGCGTATCGCTCGCGACGAACAGTCTGGTGGACGAAATCCGATTGCTGCCAATCGAGAGATTCGACATCGGCTGTCTCGGAGCAAAGTCAGTTGCCGCCCTGCAACTCGCGGCTGCGTGACGCACCAGTAGAATGAGATCACACACACACCAGGCCCCCCTCATTCGCGACTTCGAGCTTGTCAAAACGCCAAGCTGGTCAAAGCGACAACAGGCCGTTCCTGCGATGGCCGCCGCGCTGAGCTGGTGGGTGTTCGAGTTCATCGCGCTCGTTTGGGCAATGAAATCGGACTCGTCGAAGCCGCGCGTGTATCTTAAAAGGTCCACTTTGGGAACGGTCCCTCTCACATCGCGCGGGACCAAAACGCAAAACGAGACGGGCAATCTCGTCAGCGGGGGCCGTTCCCTTTTCCTTTCCACGGTCTGAGGATCAATTCCTATGAACTACAGCGCGATATGCCCATCCGCAAAGCCTGCCGAATTCGGGCAGCTTCCCGTTTCCGTAAAGCTCTACACCGCCTCGCGGATCGCTGCTGCCCTCGGCAGATCGCGCCAGGCGCTTCACGCCGCGCTTCAAAACGTCCCCGCCTCTGGCGCGTTGCCTGGTAGCGGCGGCGTGGCCAAAGCCTGGACGTTTGACGCGCTCCCGGCGGCCTTGCGCGCGGACCTGGCCGAATGCGCGCGGCAGCGCGGTTATCGCGACGCGGAGCATCTGCTTTCCATTCCGCCGAAAGCGTGGCAACCGCCGATCCCGCTGAATGAACTCGCGCCGCATTGTCTGGCAAAGGCGGACAAACTGCGCCGCGCGCTCGCTCCGGTTCTCGCTCGCCTGAACGCTCTGAGCCCGTCAAAGTCGGAACTCGCTGCCGTTGGCGTCCAGGAGTACGCTCGCGTCTTTGGTCACTCGATCTCTGCGCGATATTGGCGAACGCTTTGGGAGCGCACCTTGAAGCGCGACGCGGGCGCTGAACATTTTGACCGCCTCGAGATCTATCTCGATGACCGTCTGGCGCGCAAAGAACGCGCACCTGTGCCAGCCGTCGTGCTTCAGGAATGTCACGAGCTGGAGCGATACCTTGCGAGCTTCAAAAATTCGCAGAGCCCCACCGCCGGCGAGCAAGTGATGTTGTGGTTTCAGACCTTCCAAAAATTCGAGGAGGCGCTTGCCGCCGGCAAACCTGCGGCGAAACAGAAGCGCCAATTCTGTGAGTTTTTACTCGCAAAAGCCCCGTTCATCGCCGACACGTTCAGCGCCGTGCGAATTCAGTTTGAGCGAAAGTTTCGGCGCTGGACTAAAGGCGGCCGGCTGCCGGCGGCCATTGAGGATCAGAGGCCGAAGAAATCCGGCTGGTATCGCGCGCCAAAGCTCAATGAGGAAGACCGGGACAAAATCATCGGACATGCTGTTTTGTTCAATGACGGTCGCGTGAGCCAGGCTTGGCGCGAGCTGCTGGCGTCTGAGGGGCTGAGCGAAGAGCTGGCGCGTTATTACTTGGCCAATCCCTCCAACAAATCGCACGTCCCGAAATCGGTTCGCGATCAAGTCCGGTGGGATGTTGCGGCGCTGGATGACATCCATCACGGCCCGCGGCAGGCGCAACTCAACGGCGCCCATCTTTCGCGCGATTGGTCCTGCGTGGCGGCTGGCGACTGGTACCAGGCGGATGATGCAACTTTGCCGATCTATTATTCCGAGCCGGACGGCAAAGACTGGTTTCGGCTGATCCGTGGCCAGCTTCTCCTCATGATAGACCTCCGCTCAACGTGCATTCTCGGCTATGCGCTGTTGTCGGACAGGAACTACAACTCGCTGGCGATCCGCACGCTGATAACGCGGACGTGCGACGAGCACGGTTTGCCGCGGAAGGGCTTCTATTTTGAGCGCGGCATCTGGCAAAATTCACGGCTGATTAAGGGCGCCAGAAATGCCGGCGCGCTCTCCTGGCCGGAGGCAGAGAAGGGACTTTGCGATCTCGGCCTGCGATTCATTCATGCCAGATTACCCCGCGCGAAGCCAGTCGAGCGCGTGATCGGGGCGCTCCAGGACCTGATGGAAGGCATTCCCGCTTACGCCGGCCGTGACGAGCGGCATGATTGTTTTGAACGCCTTCAGGAATTGAAACGCCAGGTCGAAAACCGAAAGATCGATCCTGAAGGCCACTTCCTCTCCGCGGAGCAATGGCTGGCCACGCTCGATTCACTTTGCGAAAGTTACAATGCCGCATCGCAAAACGGGAAGATGACAGAGGGCCTCTCGCCCTCCGAAGCATTCCAACGGTTCCAGAATAAGGCCGATCCACAGGTCCGCTTTGACGCCAGGTGCCGTTATCTGCTCGCGCATCATCGGCGGCCCGTGCGCGTCACGCGGAACGGGATCACGCTGCGCTTTGGTAAGAACGCTTTTAATTATCGGAACGAGATCACCGGCCGGCTGATTGGCCAGACCGTGCTGGCCTGGTTCAACCCGGAAGCCCCCGACATTCTTTCCGTGTCCGACATGGAGCGCCGAAATGTCTTCGCCGTCGAACGCTCGCAGGACGTGCCGGCGGTTGACGCATCTGGAGAACTGCTAGGAATGGAGCTAGCGCGCGTCGCCGCGCATCAATCCCACGCGAAGACCTATTATCGAATGTTGCGAAATAAATTTGCCCCTGCCTTCCGTCGCAACCTGATGGACCGGGCGACAGCCGATCTAGGCCGTGAAATGCAGGAGCAAGTCACCGAGCGCGAAACCGCCGTGAAGCAGGAGCGTTTGAACACGGCAAGGGCGAGGAAGCTCTCATGCGAACTGAACATGGCTGTTCCTCCTGTCGCCGCGCGTCGCCCGGAAGCCCTCGCCGCCCTGGAGAGACTCAAAACAATCATGGCAGAGGAGGATTAAATGGGGAGCAACACGCGCCACGCCGAATCGGGAA